ATTTTTTGGTATCTGATGGCACGACTTGGACGACTGAATCTGGTGCCACTGCTCGCACGTCTATGGGGCTTGGCTCTATTGCAACGCAAAACGCAGATAGTGTAACTATTACTGGCGGGTCGATGACGGATATGACTTCCGTTACGGTTAGTGGTGCTGGGCGTATAAGCGGTAACGGTGCTTTACCTGCCGGAGCAGTTTCTGCTTTTGCCATGACTACTGCGCCTACTGGATGGTTAGAGTGTGATGGCAGTGCCGTATCGCGTTCTACTTATTCTGATCTGTACGCCGCTATTGGCATTCAGTTTGGCCCCGGCGATACGGTAACTACGTTTAATTTGCCCGATCTAAGGGGTCAATTTATTCGTGGTTGGGATAATGGTCGTGGATTGGATCCGGGTCGTAGTTTTAGCGGCGATCAAAGTGATGCCCAAGAGTCTAAGATTAACTCTTTCACTACGACAGAAGCTGTAGGTGGTGCAAACCCTCCGGGTACGTCAAATATTGTTAACGGTAATTCTAGTTACAGAGAGACCGGTGCCAACGACGCCGGTAACGGAACCGCTATTAGGTTTAATGCGACTGTTGGTACAGAGACGCGCCCAACTAACGTGGCGCTGATGTACTGTATCAAGACCTGATGATTGACCCAATCACCGCTTTTACCGTCGCCACGACGGCGTTTAACACCATCAAAAAGGCGGTGGAAGTTGGGCGTGAAATTGAGGATGTCGCGGGCTATATAGGTAAGTTTTTTGGGGCTAAGGCCGACATAGCCAAGGCAGAAGAAAAAGCCAAAAACCCGCCCATATTTAAGAAGCTGCTGTCTGCCGGGTCGGTGGAAGAAGAGGCACTACAGCTTGTGGTGCAGCGGCAAAAGCTGGGCGAGATGGAGCGCGAGCTCCGCAGCATGATCATTCTGCGCTATGGGCAAGAGACGTACCTTGAGATGATGCGCCAGCGCGAGCGGATTGCAATGGAGCGCAAGCGGGTCGAGTTACTACAGAAGCACAAGCGGCAGGAGTTTTTTCTTGCTGTTTTCTACACCGGGCTTATTGCTGCGCTATTAGCCGCTTTGGCTTGGCTGGTGATGCTCGGATTTGAGATGGTGGGGAAAGTATGACAGCTAAAGACCTAGACGCTTGGCGCATCGTACCGAGATTACTAATTTTGAGTTACATGTTGGTCTTCTATAAGACCTGTACGTGGTTCATGGAGCTGCCTGATCCGACCAACGCCCAAGCCGGGTTTGTGTCTGTGATTGTGGGCGCTGGCGCGGCGTGGTTTGGCTTGTATGTCAACAGCGGCCCGAAGATGCAGGGAGGCAAGGATGCTTAGTGCTCTGATTGGCCCGGTGACGGGCTTGCTGGACAAGTTTATCGAGGACAAAGACCAAAAGGCAAAACTGGCGCATGAGATCGCCACGATGTCGGAAAAACACGCCCAAGAGCTGGCAATGGGGCAGCTTGAGGTGAATAAGGCAGAGGCGTCCCACCGGTCGGTTTTTGTCTCTGGGTGGCGTCCTTTTGTGGGGTGGACGTGCGGGGTTGCCCTAGCGTGGCACTTTGTGTTACAACCACTCGTAATCTTTACAACTGCGTACTTCGGAGTTACACTTCCAGCACTGCCTGCGTTCGACATGGACAGCCTCATGACGGTGTTGTTGGGCATGCTTGGTTTGGGGGGTCTCCGTACCTATGAGAAGAAACAGGGGTTGACCAAATGAGCTTTGAGCTATCGCAACGCAGCTTAGAACGGCTTGAGGGGGTAGAAGATAGCCTCGTCGTGGTCGTTAAACGCGCTATCCAGTTGACCAAAGTAGATTTCGGTGTATCCGAAGGACTGCGTTCGGTACCTCGTCAGATGGAACTCGTCGCTCGCGGCGCTAGCAAAACCATGAAATCCAAGCATATTGACGGCTTGGCTGTAGACTTAGTAGCCTATATCTCGGGCCGGATGTCGTGGGAATTAAATCTTTATGACGATATAGCCGACGCTATGGCTGCTGCTGCCAAAGAGCACGGGGTTACTGTCCGCTGGGGCGGCGCTTGGCACATTGACGACATTGGCACGTGGCAGGGCAAGATGGAAGACGCCATGACCACATACATCGACCTGCGTAGGTCGCAAGGCAAACGCCCGTTTATTGACGGGCCACACTTTGAGCTTATGTAATGAACAGCACCATCATTGCAGTGCTTATCTTCGTGGCTGGCCCGGGGAATTCATTGCAGGTGGCGCATAAGTTGGAAGTGCCTGACGAAAAGAAATGTATGGAATTGGTAAGAGAAATTAACCTTGACAGATCGACGCCGTTTGTAGCTGCGTGCTACTCTGATGTGCGCGTTCGGGGGTCTTAAATGCCATTACAAGCTATCAAGTTTAAACCCGGTATTGACCGAAGCTCGACCTCACTATCAAATGAAGGTGGGTGGTATGACGGCGATAAGATTCGCTTTCGTCTGGGTTATCCCGAAAAGATTGGCGGTTGGGTAAAAGATAATGGCGCTACTGGCTCTGGGCCTACCCCGCCGTCTGGGTCGTTCTGGGGCGTGTGCCGTTCTTTGTGGAACTGGATTTCGCTAGCAGGTCGTAACTACCTAAGCCTTGGCACAAATCGTAAGCTGTATGTGCAGGACTCCGCCGACGGCGACTTTTACGACGTAACCCCAATCCGTGCAACCACAGTCAACGCAGCCACATTTGCCGCAACCTCTGGCTCTAGCGTCATAACCGTTACCGATGCTGGCCACGGGGCGCAGACTGGCGACTTCGTACTATTTAGCGGCGCGGTTAGTCTAGGCGGGAATGTCACCGCTGATATATTGAACCAAGAGTTTGAGATTACTTACATAGACGCTACCAGCTACACAATTACTGTAAGTGTTACTGCGGATGGTTCGGATACTGGCAACGGCGGTGGAGCTGTAACTGCTCAATACGAGATTACAGGAGGTAACGAGTACTATGCAACGGCTGCTGGTTTTGGCGCTGGCGGTTGGGGTGGCGCTACTACTGGGTTTACTTCTACTGGCTGGGGTCTTTCCGCTGCTGTTGGCGTAGGCGTACAACTGCGTTTGTGGAGTCAGATTAACTACGGCGAGTACCTGATGTGCAACCCCCGTGGCGGCGCTATTTATATGTGGGTGCCGTCTGCCACGCCGAGTACGTTTTATCGAGCGCAAATTCTGTCTTCTACCAACACCAACACCCAAGACGGTACAGCATACTGGACGACGGATTCAAGCTGCCCAACTGTGTGCAATATCGTGCATGTCAGCGATCAGTCTAGGTTTACCATTGCGTTTGGGTGTAATGACTATGGCTCTGCTACGCTAAACCCGTTGCTGGTGCGCTGGTCTGACCAAGAAGACTACGCCACATGGGCACCGTCTGCCACCAATCAGGCGGGTAGTTTTACGCTTTCGGCTGGCTCAGAGATTATTGCTGTAACGTCTCAGCGTCAGGAGATTTTGGTCTTTACCGATGCCGCTGTGTACTCTATGCAGTACCTCGGCCCCCCTTACGTATGGGGCTTCCAGCAGTTGGGTTCCAACATCTCTGTGGCTGGGCCGAAGGCGGTTATTACTGCGTCTAACACCACGTTCTGGATGGGCGAGGACAAGTTCTACGTCTACGATGGTCGGGTGCAGACCCTGCCTTGCACGGTATGGCAGTACGTATTTAACAACATCAACCGCGACCAGCACTACCAAATACACGCTGCGACCAATGAAGGTTTTGACGAAGTGTGGTGGTTCTACTGCTCGGCTGGGTCTACCTCGATTGACCGCTACGTGGTGTTTAACTACTCTGAGAAGGCTTGGTACTACGGCACACTTGCCCGCACCGCTTGGCTGGATACACCGCTGCGCCAAACTCCGACTGCTGCTGGCTACGACGGGCAGCTTTTCTACCATGAGCAGGGCGTGGATGACGGCTCGACCAACCCACCGACTGCCATTAACTCGTATATCCAGTCCTCTGACTTTGACATTGGCGACGGGTATCAGTACAGCTTTGCTTGGAAGATGCTGCCTGACTTTAAGTTTGACGGCTCTACAGTGGCTGCTCCGTCGGTCAATATCACCCTACGCCCACGGCAGAACCCGGGGGCAAACTACGGCACCAGCGAAGGCGGTAATGTGGTAAGTGCAAACAGCTATGTCACCACCCGTCAATACAACGTGCAGCAGTTCACCCAAGAGCTAAACATCCGGGTGCGCGGGCGTCAGATGGCATTTCGGGTTGAGTCCGACACCGCAGGTACGCAGTGGCAGCTCGGCGTGCCACGCATTGATGTTAAGCCAGACGGTAGGCGTTAATGACTCGCGTACTACTAGACGGTCTTGCGCCGCCCCGGCTACCATCGCCGGATTTAGCTTACAGCCCCGACTTTATGGAGCAGTACAGTAATGTGCTGCGTCTGTACTTTAACCGCCTAAACAACGTAACTTCTTCCATCACCGGG